AACATTGAGGATTGGTGCAGACCCGACGGATCTCAATAAGGGTCTCAGGCAGTCGAATGCCGCCATATCCACGTTCGGGGCAAGGACCAAGGCGACCATCGCACGTGTCGGTGGAAGCATCAAGGGAATTGCCGACCGTATGGTCACGCCTCTCAATTCGTTGGTTCTTGGCGGCGGTCTTGGCATGGCCATCAAGAACGTGGGCGACCTTTCCGAGGCGCTCATGTACTATGGTTTTGCCGCAAAGAAAAGCGACGCGGACACGAAGGTGTTCCGCGAATCGCTGCACAAGACGGCTGTCGAAACGGGGGTTGCCGCCAATGAAATACTGAACGGTGTCTCTAAAATTGGCGAAATTACGGGCCAGTTTGATTTTGCCGAAGATATGGGTGGAATCCTGGCGAAGGCTGCCAAGGCGTCCGGGGCATCCGTTGAAGATTTGGCAAATGTCGCCTCTTCGTTAAAAGTGACCATGGGCTTGACCGCCGATGAAGTCGCGAAATTCTTCAATTCACTGATTATCCAGGGCGACCAGGGTTCCTACACCCTGCAAAAGTTCGCAGCTGAAGGTAAGGCCCTGCTTGCGGCCACATCGACTCACGGCATCAAGACGGCGGACCAGTTCGCTAGTTTTGGGGCCTATTTGCAGGTCATGAATGCCCAGATCAAGAGCGAAGCTGAACTCACCACGTCCGTATCGACTCTTTTCAGCGAACTTGTTTCGAAGGCGAAGGACCTGAATAAAATCGGGGTCCATGTCTTTGACAAAAACAAGGAATTTAACGATTTTGACTTTATTATGCGTCAGCTGATGGAGAAAACCAATGGGGACCTCCAGAAATTGGGCAAAACGTTTGGCGCATCCTCTATCAAGGCATTACAGCCTATCATTTCCGAATACAAGAACGGCTGGAAAACCGTCGATGCCATTACTAAGAGTGGCCAGGAAGGCATGACCAATACGAACGTATTGGATGAGCGCTTCGAAAAGACTGCAAACGATTTCAAGACCAATGTGAGCAAGATGAAGGCTGTTGCCGAGACGTTTGCCGACACGAACCTTGCCGGTCCTGTGGAATCGCTTACTTCGGCTCTCAACTACCTTTCCAAGCACCAGGGAATTGTCACGGCAGGCTTCAAGGCTATGACTGTTGCCGCAGTCGCTCTCGGTGCCGTCAAGCTTGGCGGGCTCGTGAAGGATGTTGCCGGTCTTGCCATGGATATCAAGGGTATCTGGAGCAAGAAGGGCGGTGCAGGGGCCGCTGCTAACGGTGCGGGTGCTTCCGCGATGTCCGCTGCCGTCCAGAAGGTCTTTGTCGTCAATATGCGCGGCGGCTTCGGCGGTGGTTCCGACTACATGGACGACGATGCCCCTATGGCCAGAACGTCGCCCGTTGCAGCCGAAACCAAGAATACCGCCCGCGAAATGGGACGTTTCCGCACGGGACTCAACTCGGCACGTGCCGGGCTGAACGCCATCGGTCGCTCTCCCATTGGAATGATGGGGCTCGCCGCCGCAACCGACTGGGCTGTCGGCAAAATTTACGATTTCGGTGCCGCCTGCGTCGAGCTTTACGAAACGAACAAGGAAATGGAGGCCCGAAACAAGGAAATCCAGGAGAACGGCCAGAAGGTCATCGGCGAGAAATATGGCTACGAGGCCGAGTTCTGGGCAAGAGAATGGGACAACGCGTTCAATGCCTTGAATGAAGAGCTGAACAGCTTCTTCTATGTGAACGACGAAAAGGTGGCGCAACTCCAGGCGGAAATGAATAAAGCCCGCGAAAACATGCAGAAGGCCGTCAAGGACAACAAGGAACGCCGCGAAGAGAACGCCAAGAATGGCGTCCATGTGATGACTGCCCAGGAATACATGCAGCAGCTGAATGTCACGATCAATTTGGACCAGGCGAACAACCGCTATACGGCGCAGAGCGACGGCGGCAAGCCTGCGAAGGTCAAGGTGCAGAATACACCGGGGATGGGATAAATGGCAGACGTGAACGAACCCAGAGAATGCACGCTCGGTGAGTGGAACTTGAAGCTGACGAACATCAGCGACGAAATCAGCCACGCCATGGCCGAAACGACCTATCCGTACAAGAACGGCGCGGAGCTTGAAGACATGGGCGTAAATCCCGAAGTTTTCAGGTTTTCGTGTATCATCACTAACGAAGACTACGATAAAAACTACAAGGCACTCCGCAACTGGTTCCTTTCGTATTTCCCGGAACCTATAGAACTGTATCACCCCGACCACGATACGATCCTTTATGGCTATCCGAAAAACGTTTCCTTTGCCTCTGACAAGCGCAGGAAATATGCAGAGTTCCAGTTCGACTTCGAAATAGCGAATCTCCAGGAAGAAACCCAGGCCTTTACCGACCCGACTGATGTGACCTACGAAGAGGCGAAGGAAGCGAATGCCGATGTGCAGGCGTCCATCGCCAACGAAATGCAGAAGGCCGGGGTCCCTGATGTCGAAGATTCTGACTGGTCCCTGCTTGACGTGTGGGGTGCCCTTGGCGATGCCGCCCGTGCGTTCGCATCGGGCGTTCAGTCCGCGATGGCAAAGATCCAGGGCGTCATCACCACAGTAAAGGCCCCTATCGATGCGATAAACACGACGATTGACTACATGGGCACCCTTTCGGGCAAGCTGACAGAGAGCTTGCAGGGGTGCTGCGATTCGTTTACCGGTCTTGCCCGTCGTGCGACGAAATCCAAGAGCTCTACGGCAGTACTGGCGGCGAACATGTCCGAAATGCTTGCTAGTCTTGCCGGTTCTCCCGTGTATGCGGCATACGCGACGCTTGCGGCGTCCACGCTTGCAAACGAGACAGCGAAGCAGATCAGCGACGACGAAAGAAGGATGGGCGAATCTATTGCCGCCGAAAGCGTTGTTTCCGACGATGCCGAAGGTAGGGAAATTGCGGAAACGAAGCCTGCCTATATCGTCACCCCTGCCGATCTGGAAGCCAGCGTGGCCACGGTCCGCGAGTTCATCAATACGGTTCTCCCGGTTGCCATTTGCCCGGAACGGCTCAAGAAACAGGCTGCAACCCTTAGCGAAGCCGTGCTGCGCATCAAGATGGAATACATGACCACGAAGAAGGTCATGTTGCAGCATGAAACGCCTCTCCATCGTGTATGCCTGGACAACGGCCTTGGCTACAAGGCAGCGGAGCGTCTTTGCGCACTGAACGCGGTCAAGAATCCGACTTTTATGAATGGCGAGGTGCTTGTCTATGACAAATAACATGGATGAAGTCATCGTCGCCATAGAAGGCTCCCGAATGGACAAGTTCGTGAGCTACAGCATCACGCAGGACCTGTTCGCTCCCGAAGGTTCTTTCCAGTTCGTATGCGATTCCAAGTACGATATTTCTGCGGGCGATACATGCACTATTTTCGTAAATCGCAAGGTGGTGATGGCGGGCATTATCGATACCGTCAAGCGCGAACTATCGAGAAGTGGCCCTAAGCTTTCCTTTGAAGGTCGTTCCGTGGCTTCAATTCTTGTCGATTCCTGCGTGACAAAGTTCTCGACGCTCCCCACGAAGCTCGACGCACTGGCCGAAAAGCTGGTGCGCGGGCTTCCCTTTATCGGAAAGAAGGATTTCGAGTATTATTCCGGGGCGAAAAAGGCGAATGTCAAGCGAAAGTTCGTGCAGCTTTCCCCGGGCGATACGGTTTTCGAGGTCATCAAGCGGGCGGCAAACTCGCAGGGCTACCTGTTCTGGGCTACCCCCGAAGGCAAATTCTGCTTCGACAAGCCTCTTGTTCGTGGAAAGCCCATGTTCCACATCCATGCCTTCGGCGACGGCTCCGTGATTGACTACATCGAGGGCTCGGTGACAAACACCATCGATGGCGTCCATAGCGAAGTTCGAGTGATGGGCGAAAGCCAGGATGACAACGACATCAAGTATGTTATGGCTACCGCCAAGAACGACGAAATGCCGTTTGCAAAGCCCCTGGTCGTGAACTGGAACGAAAACGAGGGCCCCGCCAAGCGCACCGCAGAGCTTCAGATGGCGGTGGAAAAGGCCAGTTCAATCCGCCTTGAATACACGGTCAAGGGGCATTCCCAGAACTCCAACAACTGGGAAATCAACCGCTTTGTCGATGTCGATGATAACTTCAACGGAGCCATCGACAGCTATCTCATCAAGTCGGTGACATTCACGCTTGACCGGCAGAACGGAAAGCGCACGCGTCTTGAACTCCAGCCGGGGGGTGCATTGTGATGAAATTCTTTACGAGCATTATTTCGAGCTGCAAGGATATCGCTGGCAAGCTTCGCAGCGTGTCGGCAAAGGCTAACGGTCGAGATGTCGAAGACCGCCAGCTGATGCAGCAGTATGGCTTTGTTTCAGTCCCACCAAAAGGCTCCCGCGTTCTTTTCCTGGAGTTTGGCAATGTCATCGTCGGCGTGGCGAGCGACGGCAAGGAACGCCCCGCCGTAGAAGAAGGCGAAACCGCCGTATATCGTGACGACAAACAGTATATCCTTTTCAAGCAGAACGGAACCATCGAAATAAAAGCCCCGAAAGGCGTGGATATCGATGGCGACCTGCGCGTAAAAAAGGATATCTGGGACAATACCGACAACCCTGCAGAAGTCGGCTCCATTAGAAATTTGCGTGCAATCCTCAAGCCACAGGTACACGGCACCGCCGTCGGCCCGTCTTCTCCTGGAACGCCGCCCATTATTCCTGACCCTCCTCCTCCGGTGGTATAGTATGACTTTTGAGAATATCAGAGAAGAAATTGAAATGTCGCTCACGGTTGTCAAGGGAAGCTTCTTCAAGCGCCCGGAATTTGGCCACCGGTTCCGCGAGCTTCGCAATGCTCCTGCATCCGAAAAGACACGCCGCAATGCCGAACAGTTCGCTCTTGAGGCGTTGCAGTGGCTTATTGACTACAAGCACGTGCGCAGCGTGACCGCAACGGCTACTTACCAGCGCGACGACCGGCTCCTTCTCCATGTCGAGGCCGTTCTTTATGTGGGTGAAACCGTAACCTTTGAAAGATTTGTGGAGGTCTCCGATGGCCATTAGTATTGATACCATTCTCCAGCGCATGATTGTCGATGCGGAGAACATGAACCCCGCCCTGATCGGGACGATTACGCAGGGAACAGAGACTTATATCCGCTTTTCGGTGGCTGCATCTGCCATTTGGGGGGTCTACAAGCAGCTTGACTGGACCGTGGACCAGATTTTCCCTTCCACGATGTCGAAGGAATCTCTCGAAAAGTTCGCCACGGAACGCGGCAAGGATGTCGAGAACCTTACGGGTGCCGAACTGCTCTCGTTCGTGCTTTCCTACCTCCGAAAGCCGCCTTCCGGCGGCAAGGATACCGACTACGAAAGGTGGGCCCTTGAGGCTGTAAGCTCGGGCTCGGTCGTTGAACTTTTGCCGTCGATGGTGTCTTCCGGTTCGATTACGGTGAATGCAGACGCCTTTTGCGACCCGAAAAACAAGGATTCCATCGCATTTAGTGTAGGGTCTTCCGATGTAGGCGATTCTATCGTCATTGACTTCGACGATACAAAGGATATCGCTGGAATCGGGCTCGGCTTCACGACCGTTCGTGGTGGCGAGTTCAGGGTGTATTCTTCCGAAGATTCTTCGACCTGGACTCTCCGGGCTATTCTTGGCACGTCCGGGTGGTCTATGGGCTCTTTCGAGACCGTTTCTGCCAGGTACTGGAAGATTACGCTCACCTCTATCGACGCCCTTGAAAACTGGATGACTCCGGCCCTGCATGATATCAAGTGCCATGGCGTAGAGTTCTATACCGAAGACGGAACGCAGGAAAAGCCGACTTTTGCCAAATGCAACAAGAAACCCTACGGGGTTGGGACGGTCGGGATTCTCCTGGCTCCCGTCACGCTCTCGATGAAGGCTATTGAAACGGTTCGCGAACACTGCGAGGAAGAAGGGCCTGTCGCCCCGAAGGAAATCTTCGTGTCGGTCCAGCGCGAGACTACCGTGGATGTAAAAGTCCATCTGGATAGTTCCAGCAGCTCCAGCTCGTTCGACGATGCCGGGTTCCGTTCCGACGTGCAGAAGTATTTCGCCGAACTCCAGGCTGGCGACATGATCGTTACTGCCCAGATTACCGTGTTTGCCATTAAGCATGGGGCGCTGCCTGATAGCGTGACTACCAGGAAGAACGGCGGCGCGTGGAGCAGCTCGGCAACAGTTGTAGCCGGTTCTGACGAAAAATTCATCCTTGGAACATTGAGCGTGGAATAGCATGAGCGAAGAAACCGTCAATCCGTTCGAATCTAGGCATTTCAGGGCGCTTTCGCTCCTGAAACCGCTTCCTATGGACGCGGAAGACTATGCCGTTTCCAGGGAACTCGACAGGCTTGTCGAGGCGGCAGACGATGCGAACAGGGAATCGTTCGCAAGCACATGCACCCTTGCTGGCACGCTCGGGCGCTGGGAAGACGCCTACGGTCTTCCTGGAACAGGAACCGAAGAAGAACGCAAGCAGGCGCTAATGGCGGCTGTAAACAGGCAGTGGGGCATTGCTGCGAAACATTACGGGTATATCGCGGAACAGATGGGCTTTTCTGTCACTATCGACAAACCGCACAAGCTTTTCAGGGCAGGACTTTCGAGAGTCGGCGAACCGGTCTACGATCTCGACGAACAGTATATCTGGACGGTCAATGTTGACGCGAACAGGGCAGACTGCGACACGCTGGTGAAAGAACTTGATAATCAGCGCATTCCGTTTACCGAAATAAGGTGGGTGTTCAATGACTAGAAAAGAGCAGCTGAAAGCCGATTTGTTTCAGAAATTCAAGGAATTTCAATCGATTACTGAACCGGGTGGCTCCGACGCGGCCAACGAAATCGTTGCAGAAGGCCTTGCTGAATGCTTCGACAGGGCTATCGATACCGGTTTTGATGTTGATTTTCGTGGGGAAATGACCTGCGAACAGATCAATGCCGACACCCCGAAACAGCCTGGCTTCATCTATACGGCTACCGATACGGGTGTCCTTGCCGGAAATCCTGTTCTTAATGTGACCCCGAATACGGTTGTTTGGTGGGACGGAATCAGGTTCAAGACGGTGCTCAGGCTCATCCCGCCCGACTATGCCAGGATAATCGACCAGATTATCAATACGTTCCGCGTTGATGCCTACCTTTCGACAACTTCGAGGAACCCGGTTCAGAACAGGACGGTCACAAACGCCCTGAACACGGAAAAATCCGAAAGAATCTCCGCTATTGCCAATGAAGCTGAGGCAAGAGAGCAGGCTGATGCTGCTCTCCAGGAACAAATCGACGGGATAACCGATACTTACGAGACCAAGGCCGACGCGAAGGCCAAGGCGAACGCCTGGGGCATAGGGATGCGATACCAGGCGACAAACACACTCAAGTTTTACAGACCTAACCTATAGGGGGCAACATGCCTGAACAATACAATGTAGCACAGCTCGAAGATACCAACGGCGACATCGCCGCGCTGCTCGCCAAGAGACTCGAAACGGCCATCAAGTTCGCCATCGAAGGCGACGTGTCCGGTGAATCGGCGTCCACATACCTTGACGGAAATGTGTCGATTACGGTAAACATCGGCTCCGGCAAGGTGAAAAGCAGCCATATTGCGAACGATGCCGTGAAGGCTGAACATGTAAACGACGGCGAGACTCTGCCGGTCGATATTTCTGGTAATGCCGCCACGGCAACCAAGGCGACCAAGGATGGCGACGGTAATGTCATCAAGAACACCTATCTCAAAATTGACGATGCCGCAGGCAATTCTGGATATATCCCCAAATCCCAGAAGGGGGTCGCGAACGGCGTGGCGACCCTCGATGGCGACGGCAAGGTGCCTTCTTCTCAGCTGCCTTCTTATGTCGATGATACAATCGAAGGCTATCTTTACAACGGAAGTTTCTACAGCGACGAAAACCATACCATTCTCATCGCTCCAGAATCCGGAAAGATCTATGTGGAACTTGCCACGAACCGAAGCTACAGATGGAGCGGTTCGCAGTACACCGAAATATCGAAATCCCTGGCCCTTGGCGAAACATCCTCGACTGCATACCGTGGCGACCGTGGCAAAACCGCATACGACCATTCGCAACAGACCGGGAATCCTCATAATACGACGCTTTCCGATCTTGGAGTGACTGCTACAGCATCAGAGCTCAATGTTCTCGATGGCATTGATGTCACGGTGACGGAATTGAACAGGCTTGATGGCGTGACTGGCAATGTCCAGACTCAGCTGAACGCCAAGGCTACCCCTGAAAATATAGCCACGGCCATCGCTACGGAAGTGACAAACCGCAATGACGCTATTGCAGCGGCAATCCAGGCTCTTGACTCGAACAAGACCTCGACGGACGGCACCAATGTCCAGGTCAAGGTCACGCTTGCAGACGGCAAGGTCACAAACGTCCAAATCGTGACAGACAATACTGCAAGTTCTGCCCAACTCCAGAGCGAAGCGAATGCCCGCCAACAGGCCGACACGGAGCTTGCAAACCGTGCGACAGCCCTTGAAAGCGGCAAAGAAGATAAAAGCAACAAGCGCTCTTCCTGGCAGACTACTCCAGACAATACGCACTACCCGAGCGAAAAGCTTGTCAAGGAATCAATCGACGCCCTTGCCAATAGTTCCGGGCAGCGGCAAAATGAACATGAACTGAACCACGACAACCCCCACGGGGTCAACCTTCACCAGCTCAACATTCCGAATTTGGGCCGTTGTGTCTATGATTCCAACACCCATACGCTGAAGATGCTGGATGTTAGCTTCTCGGCCAAGGGGTCGCCGGTTGAAACCGACGATCCGCAGATTGGCGATGCGCTGTTTATCGACGGCAGCGGAAACAAGCACTATCTCAAGGGGGGCGACTTGCTCAACGGCGTCACCATTCCTTCGGGCTATACGAAGGTCGGCGTCGTCCTCAATCGCCTTGGTGACGAAGTTCTGGTCCATTACTGGGACTGTTCCAGCACCAAGAAGTTCGCTTCGGCATGGATCTGGGAAATTACGGGGCTTACTCTCGACGGAAATTCCCACAATATCGTGTTCAAACAGCAAAAATCCGACAATACAAGTATCAGTATCGGCACGTTTACCTATTCTGCGACCACTTTGGCCGATTTCTGTACTGCGCTTGATACTTGGCTCCGGGCAAATCCTGGAGGAACGGCAGCCGGTGCGGGCTGGAACTACAACTGGCACTGCGAATATGCCGAGAACTACCAGGGAACCATGTCCTGCCTTGTCATTGCAGACACGATGAGTGCCTGGCAGCAGGCTACAGGCATTGTCGCTTCCGGTGCTACGGCTACGATGAATATGGCCTACATGATCCCCGCCTATGGCGACTCGCCTGGTTTTGAAAGGATGGGCGGCTCAAACGGAACTAGAGCTGGAGCTAATGCTGAAAGGCTCATCGAATACTACAGCAGCAATCCGGGCTCTACGGCAACTCTTACAAGCGATGTGACGCCTACTACGGCCCATATCATTGTAAGCCGCACCCAGTTCAATGAAGACTCCCATTGCGCCCCTTTAAGGGCTGTTTACAGATCTTTTGAGGAATATATCAAGAAGTGCGTCATGCTCAAGTGGCCTTCCTTCAATTACAGCATGAAGAATGTTTACGGAAAGGAAAAGGAATGGACCTATGCCCTGGCCAGGAAAACGGATAGCCAGACGGGCAATCTTGTCACGAGAACCCACCTGAATAGGAATGGTGAAGCTGTGACGACATTCCCGGCAGCCGATTTTGCGGCCAGCATCAATTTCGACTCTCCTGGTCTCCGGGCGGGTGACTGGCGCATGATGGGCATCGAAGACACCTTTGAGATGATCAGCAAGATGAAGGCAGGGCTAACGGGCCACACGACCTATGCGGGCTTCGATATTGTCAATAAGACTCTCTATGCCATGAAAGGCAACGACACTTCAACAGTGAAGCTGACAGATTGGCGCTGGCTCGCGGTGCGCTATAACGGTAACTACGCGTGGATTTTCAACGGCGACGGTTACTTCCACCGCCACACCTTCAATTACGCTGGCCGGGTGTCGGCGGTTGCGCTCTTAACTTTATAATTTATAACTTTGTGGCGGCTCTTTGTAGCCGCCACATGGAGGTAAACAATGAAAGGAAAGTCCTATAAAAGATGGGAAGATACTGGAATCTATGTCGATACCTATGAACTGTTCAAGGCGGTCCATAGTGTAATATACGACTTTCCGAAGAAAGATCGTGTGGTGCTTGGCGACAAAATTCACGACAAGGCTTCCTCGATGATAGCCCATGCGGGAATGGCTTACAAGCTGGCTGACCGTCGGAAGGACGAAATTGACCTTTTTATCTGCGATTTCGAGATATTAAAGGCGTACCTCCGGCTTGCCATCGATCTAAAATTCCTCCTACCTGCGAAGCAGGTAAAAATTTTTTCGTATATCCAGAGAATCGACGAAGGCATAATGAAATGGCGTAAAAGCGTCATGTCTAAGAACCAGGCGCCCAAGGTATCAAACGACGACCTTGGGCCTGACAAACAAGAATCAAGAGGAGGCGGCGGATTCATTTAATCCATCTTCAGCAGTCGCCTTATTGACGTTGTAGTGCGTTTTTCTTGGTTTTGGCGCTGGCTCGCGGTGCGCAATAACAATAACAACGCGTGGATTTTCAACAACAACGGAAACTTCAACAACAACAACTTCAATAACGCTGGCCGGGTGTCGGCGGTTGCGAACTTGAAAAAATGTTTGTCGGTTAGAAACTATGGTAGAATTGAAAGACCTGATAGATGTGTATTACAGGGCGCGGAAGAACAAACGCCGTTCTCCCGACACCGTGAAGTTCGAAGTGGACTTCGAGGCAAACCTTGTAAACCTACAGCGAAAAATCAATTCCCGTGAGCTTACCGCAGATTCTAACTATGCCTTCGTCGTTTTCTCTCCTAAAGCCCGCGAAATCTTCGCCACGTCCATGGAAACAAGAATTGTCCACCATTACCTGGACTGGAGACTTCGCCCCATATACGAAAGTGTCCTTTCGCCCATATCGTTCAATAATCGCAAGGGAATGGGCCAACACGCCGCCGTGGAAACATTCAGGAGATTTGTCCGGGAAGAATCGGAAAACTACACCCGAGACGCCTGGATCATACACCTGGACTTCAAGGGCTATTTCCCGAACGCCGACGTTGAGGTGGCCTTCAAACAGCAAAAAAGCCTAATTGAACGCTATTACAACGGCCCCGACAAGGAAGACCTCATTTATATGATGGACGTGGCCCTTCATGCCGATCCTGCCAGGCATTGCAATGTGTTCGTCCCCCGGGAAAACTGGGCTGCAATAGCTCCCGAAAAGTCTCTTTTTAACAAGCCTATAGGGGTGGGTGGTGCCATTGGCTTCCTGGTATGGCAGAACTCTATGGGCCTCTATATCAATGACATTACAAGGTGGCTGAATGAGGAACTTGGCTTCAAGATGGTCGTGTTTGTCGATGACATTTTTGTCGTTACGACACGAAAAACCGAGTTTTTGAGCCTTATGCCCGAAATTCGGAGGCGTCTTGCCGCCATCAATGTCAAATTCAATGAACGAAAATTCTACTGCCAGCATTACAGCAAGGGGGCTATGGTGCTGGGTGCCATGTGCAAATTCGACCGCTGCTACCTGAACAGGAACACCTGCAAGAAGGGGGTGGCGACCATCAAGAAGATGAAATCGTGGCATATCAACGAACGAAACGTGAACCGTGTGCTGGCTAGCATTAACTGCTACACCGGCATGGCCAAGAAAAAGAACAACTACAAGCAGCTGATGGAATACAAGGAGCTTGGACTGAAGCTTTTCGGCAAATTTATGACCTGGAACGAAAAGAAACAGTGCTTCAACCTGCTCCCCAGATATTCCTTCAAGAATGTCCTTAAAAGGCAGTATCGGCTGACCATATAGATTTAACAGAAGGAGAAAAACCATGCAAAAGCAACAAATTACTACAGGAACCCCGATTCCTCCCGAATGGTACAATGCCATGCAAAACCCCACCTATGAAGGAACGGACGAAGACGTAGGACACCTGCCCCTTCCGCCGAATTACGGCAAAAAAATCCAGTATTTTAAGTCACAAAGCGGGTCTGTTGACTTGTCTACGGCTACCGGTGGAGTCGTTGTTGTCCTCCATGAAGGTTCTACGACATCGCTCCAAAAGGAAACTTTGACGGTCACGGGTGTTTCTGGTGCAACCGCATACTCTATTTGGGTAATTCCTACTGGAGCAGATTACGAACTTGATGTTGTTTTGCCGCTTAATAGCCAAGCCAATACAACAATTACGTTACATGCTGGCTGTGCCGGTCTTTTTGCCTGGTTTAACTATGGCAGTACAATGAATTGGCGCGGTTTTGAATTGCCTAGAAAAGACTTGAAAGCCTATTTTAAGGCTATTGATGCCGATGGAAGAATTAAGGCTGGCCCACAAACGACTGAACCGAATTTCCCGTCAAATGTAAATGAAGTCCCTTCATTTAATGGCGGCTTCTTTGGCCAGGGAGTTGATGAAGAGTCTTCTAATTGGTTCCATATCTCCGAACGCGGTATTTTTATTAGCAAAATCGTTCAATCCAATACCGCAGCGCATTTTTTACTTCATATCGAAGATAGAGGATGGGTTGTTAGAGGCCTAAAATCGATCAATTCTGACTCCGGCAGCATTGGAACCATTTCTGGGACGACTTTGAGTTACGACAAGATTTCTTCCAAAATTCAGAAAAAAATCATTGCTATCCCTCAAAGTCTAACTACCAACGACCAGAAAGACTCTCTTGGCGATTATTTTGAAGCCTATGGAAGCGGAAGTCGTGATATTTTCAGGATTCCTGCGTCCTACGAACATGGCGGATCTGGTCGTGTTGGCATGTCAATGACTTTTAGCATGACTGGCTACGCTGCTGAAATTGGAGAAATTATTACTATTCATAACATCGGTTCAGATGAATTGACAATCAATTTTAATAGCAATAGCGTTACCATTGAACCTGGGTATTGCAAACAATTTGAGGCTTTACCTGGTAATCTTTGGAGTTGTTTTGCTTAAAAATAGCAAGAGACGCTTATAAGCGTCTCTTTTTGTTTTGTCTCACGAAAAGTGTGTTTTTTTCTCACGACAACCGCGCCGTTATACCGGTGAACATAAACCCCGAGGAGTTCGACGAAATCTACAT